ATACACAAGATTTTTAAGCTGATCTACGCCGTTAAAATCGCGCCATTGTTTTCCGTATACAGGGCCTAATGTTTCATCAGTTCTGCCTGAGCGTTCATAATCTGGTCGCCAGTATTTAACACCGTTATCTTCAAGATATTTTAAATCAGTTCTACCATTTAATATCCAAAGCAATTCAGTGCGTGCTGCATTGAAGCTAATTCGCTTTCCTGTGAGGATTGGAAATCCATCCGACATATCATGGCGTATAGTTCTTCCGAAGACAGACTTTGTCCCTGTCCCTGTTCTATCCGATTTAGATAATCCTCTGTTGAGTATTTCTGAAATAAGTCCTTTGTATTCATTTTCTATGTTTGTCATAATAGTATTTGTAATATTCAAATATTTTTGCCCATATCTCTGTCTTACCATAAGTATCAGGACTAGTATTTGTTTTACCCTTGTTTTTAATAACAACGTACCAAGCTGTATCGTTTTTAGCTGATGGTGCAATTGCTATATCGTTTCTGATACACCAGCGTTGAGCTTCCCAAAGGATTTCTTTGAATGGGCTTTTACCCATATCGCATTTTTTCTTTGCTACTCCCATGGCATTGGTGTTCCGTCTAAAGCAATTGGCTGATGAGGTATAAAGCAACCTGATTTAGGTTCCCATTTGAAATGAGCTTCAGCTCCATTCTCTCCTAAGTTTTGGAATTTAACTTTGAGAACTTTCGCTTTAACAGTTTTCGCTTCATAATCCCTGTGTACCAATATACCGTGATAACTAGCATCATACCACTCGCCGCCGCCTTTGATATTGTACATAGTCGGTTCTTCAATTTTACCATCTTTATCTTTATACATTTTAGTTGGATGAGCTACTATGAAAACTAATACATCATACTTTTTAGCAAAGATTTCAATCTTAGCAAGATATTCCATGGTGTACCTGTTAACATCATCGGACCCTCCGACGTCTCTAACTTTATTAAATGGATCAATAACCAAACATTTAATACCTTTACGCTTAACTAACTCAGCTGCTTTCTTTAATACAGAATCTAATGTGTAGCGCTCCATATCAATGTGATAGTAATTGCTGTTGCAATGATCTGCTACTTGATTCCAACGCTCGCCTCCAATATCTTCTTTAGTCGGCATACCTTGCCAAGTCTTACGCATTAGTTTATGAGCATGTAGATAAGTTGGTTGATTTTCCGGCGACGCAAACGCTGTTTTCCATCCGTAGTTATTATTATATCCGACAACCATTTGATCGACGAAATCACTCTTACCGGAACTAGGAATACCAGTAACAGTAATGAATTGACCAGTATATGTTGAAAAGATATCATCGAAATTTTGCAACCCGATTTGAAATCCAGGTTTAAAGCCATTACGCACAAAGTCTGTAACCTCATCTTCGATATCTCTGAACGTTGTAACATTTTCGAGTGGGACTGGCTTTGATTTTGAAATACGCTCTGATAACCTTTCTTTTCCATACTTTAGTAAATATTCATTAGCGTCTTTACAATCTTCAAATGTAGTTATGTAACAAACTTCAGATCCTAATCTACGGATTAACTCTGCTTGTAATGCTTGCCCTGCTTCATCTGAATCACATGCTAGTATAATCTTATCTTTGTCTTCAAAGTAATCAATACAGCTGTCTAAATAATCTAAATTGTTAGTATTAAGTGTTGCTCCGTTTGGAACTGATACTGCGTTTGTTATACCAGCTTCGTGTAGTGCAAGCACATCCATTTCGCCTTCAACAATAACACAATACTCAAAACCTACAATGCTGTCAATATTATAAAATACTTTTTCAGCACCTTTGTATAATTTAAAATTCTTTCTTCCATCACGGTATTTAACATTAGTTAATTCACCGCCCATAAAATAATTGAACTTTATTACATTCTCGGTCTTTTGTGTTTGTGGCATCCACTCAGGACCCTCAGTAACTTTTAAGTCGATGAGAGTCTGATGTGAAATACCTCTTGTTTTAAACCACTCTTCAACTTTCATTCCAGGTTCGTTGTGTATAGCAACTTGCTCAGGTTTGATGTATACTTTTTCAGCTTTACCCTTACGCTGATAAGTATGTAATTGAAATGATTTATCACAATTGTGACAAGTACCGAGACCCCGTTCCCAATCATAAGAAGCACACTTTGCTTTCTGATTTTTAGGTTTTCTATCAGCAGAACAAAGAGGGCATATACCCTGCTTATTGCCTTCTTCAAGCTTATGCACATTGAAATCTTCAATTGCAAATCCATTGATCTCTGTATTCATTTAATTAAATTGAATTGTTATTACTCTTCATCTAAGCACTCTGGACATATGTCGCAATAATCAAAGTCACACTTAGTCATAACTTCTTTGCACATTTCACATTGATCCACTAAAATGGTAAATCATCTGGTGGTCCGACTTGTGCTGCTGGCTGCTGAGGTTGATCAGTTCTAGGTGCTGCTGCTACATTTACATCGTTTGTCCACACAACTTTAACATTACCAAGGTATGTTTTAGGAGCTTTACCTTCTCGCTCTTCTTTTGTTTGATCAACAATGACTGGACCTTGATTTCCAAATTGATCTACTTCATCATTGATAGTAATTGTAATAGGTAAATACTTACCCTTCTTGCCGATGATAATCTTATCTTTCGGAATTTCATTCAAGTTGATACTTGCTTTAATAATACTTGCCATAATTTTATTGTTTTAATTTATTATATTATCTATTGTTATTCGTGTTAGTTTTGTAAACATTATAATGTCTGCTGAACTAGGTATTGAGCTGGGTCAAAGTCTTTATCTTTATAGAATAATCTATACTGATCTATCGCTTGCTCCACTTTATCTTTACCTCTTTCTAAAAACTGAGGAGAACAATCGAATATACCTATATTACCAGTTAATTTATCCGCTGTTATGAATATCATATCCATATCAAAGTACGTTGAATAAATGTAGGCCTGGCTGTCATAGTTATACTCTTTTGCACTATAAGCGAATTTATCTAAATTAGATGTTGTTTTAAGATCAACCACTAATTGTTGTGTGTTATTCTTAATATCGCCTTTCAGTTTCCACCATTCACCACCTAGTTCTAATACTCCTGGCACTTCGTATTCAACATCAATATCTTGTATTAATTCTTGACATACTTTGTTAGCCATTAGCTTATCCCTTAAGACGGATAATGCATCCGCTTCTTTCTGTAATAAACACATTTTACCTTCTGATAACTCTTTATATATTTTAGAGTTTCTAGTAGATGCATCTATTATTTTGTATTGTTCCAGTTTGTCTGGTTCAAGTACTAATGTATGAAAATAACCACCTTTTACTAAATTTGGATTACCTTCAATAGGTTTTTTGAAACTAAGTGGATCTCGCATTAAAGACCTTATATCTGAATTGCTTAAGTACTGTTTTCCAAAATCTCCATAATAATCGTCGTCATTCTCTAATCTTTTTAAAATTTCTAGCTTTTCTGTTTCTGTCATAAAGTTTTTAGTATTTCAGCAGGTATTTCATACTTCCCTTTAATAGCTTCTAGACTTCCCCCTGCTTTTAGGAAAGCTTTAGCTTTTGTTAATGCTTGACCTTCTAATTTAGGCTTCACAGATTCTTTCTTACCGTGATCTGCGTCTTGAGTGTCATCAATTAAGAATAGATTCCCTAACGCATATTTTTTACCATAACTAGAAGCACTACCGAATTTCTGCGGCATTTGCATACCCTTCTGAAGTAGATCTACTCCAACAACAGCTGTTGCATGTATAGCATCTACGCCGTCAGTAATAGTAGCTTTAGATTCTAGTATAGGAAAATCAGTGTTAGATATTAATTCTTCGCTGATCGTTACCGATACGCCTAGTCTTAATAAAAAAGGTTTTGTTGCTTCAAGGATGTCTTCGGCGGACCTGAAGTTGTACTTGCCGAAAGAGTTAAATCTACTTTTTTTCGATTTGAACTCGGTTTGGATTGTTGCTAATTTTTCGTTTAATTTCATTCGTTCTTAGTTTAGTAGCTTATATATAATTACATACACTTGCTGTTTATTTACATCTATTTTTCACCTAATTTAAAGATAATCAAGCACTTGCGTTGGGTCTACAGAGTCAATTAGTTTTTCTATAGCCTGCTTTTTAAGCTCTGAAACTCTCACATATCCGCTTGGTCCTTTAAAGTTTAACTCTTCAGCTATAGCTTTACCTGGCATTTTATCGCAGTCTAAACCGTAGCTTAAACGCAATACCTCATACTGAATATCTGTTAGATATTTTTTACATAAGCCAGTCAAGTAAGTATTCATCAACGCTATATTGTAAGGCTCTGACGTGTCAGGTATATTCTCAGACCATTTCTCAGCAGTATCAGAATCTATATCTATACTTTTGAATACGGAATTAAAGAAGATAGCTACTAACGCTTTGTCCTTGCCAAAATCTTTTTGGATCTCGTTTAGCTTGTATTCAGGGATTCTCATATCGCCTCTATTAATGTTTATAGCGCGTCTAATTGTTCCTTTAATACGTTTAGCTAAGAATGATTTAATTGTCTTCTCAGGGTCGTCAGATTCAATCACTCTGTTAATATCTAGCTTATCAACCGCTTTAATTAAACCTATAGATCCTTCTTGTATTAAGTCATTAATACTTAGCACTCCGGATGCTTGATCAGAAGTTGAAAACTTTCTTGCTATATTTTCTACTAAAGGTAAAAACTTAACTATAAGTTCATCTCTAGTATACTCATCCCAAAACTTACCTTCTAAATTATATATAGATTTTTTTACGTCTTCTTTGTATCTTATATAGTTTTGTATATTATACTTTTTCATACTCGTCTATTATTTTAAAGGCTTTCGCCATTCTATTGTCATCAGCATAGTATATATTGCCGATCTTTGCCATCCACTCGTTAAATTCCTGTGTCATAGTTGGTGGTATTGTATCATTATTGTCTTGCCAAGTGTCGGCATAACAATCAAAGTTATTTTCAAATATTTGTCCTATATCCATAATTCTATTTATTTTAATCCGTTAAAAAACTAATCTTACCCAAACCGTTGCACAGATCTACTATCTATTTATTTAATACACAAGCTTTTTTTACTTTATTTCATCACCAACATTAAAACGTTGGTCAACAGTTGATAAGAAGCATTACACGCTTTCTTATCTTGGTGTTAGCCACAATTAATTAATTCTATTAATCTATCTGCAAGCCATTCTTGGTCTTCGTGGTCTTCTATGTATTTAAGGTCAACTTCTTTTAATTCTGTAATTAACAGTTCACGTTGTTGGCTAACATCAAATAAAACCAATAACTCATCTACTGCTTCTTTAGGTTCTAAATGTCCACTTTCAACTTTACCTACTATTTGTTCAAATTTATCTTTCATATCGTTACTTGTTTTATCTGTATTACGTTAGGCAACATATACTTCTGTGTATGTTATTGCAATAAACGGTATTAAGTAAATCTTACTTTTAAATTTGCACTCTCCTTTTACACCTACATTACTTTTAACATATCCAAAGCCTACGTTAAAAATTGGACTAAATGTTATTTGTTTGTCTACTAATTTCATAATTACGTTGCCTAACAATGGCTAAAGTTAATAGCCTCGCAAGGTCTTGTTATAATTTGATGGTTAATATTAAAGGCTACTAACCTTAGCCTCGTCCGATAAAAAACATTAAAACGATTTTTTATACTATACGTTGTAAAACATTAAAACGATTTTACAACAAAGTATATAAATAATGCTACATTCCGTAACTATCATCCATCATCTTTTCAACCGCTTCCATTCCTTTAATAATTTTCTTAAATGGTTCATCTAATAATTTTGGGTCTAAATGAAATATATGACCGTATTCCTCTATCTTGTAATAGAAGTCAATTATTTCACTCATTTCCGCTTTCTTTATTTCTCTTATATCTGACATATCGTTTTATTTAATCCGCACTATTCATATACTAAGCGTTATATGCAATTAAGCAAATCCGTTTCTATTTGGTTTATTTCGTCAAGGGTTCTGTTCAATGGTAAGTACTTTCTATGTGGTTCGTTATTAAGGTTGTCAATTTCAAACCACTTCCATTCATAAATCGCATCTTTAGGGTCTTTATAGTTAGGTGGTACAAATTCATTTTGCTCATCCTTAACACCCCAAAGTCCGTTCTTTTTAAATAATTTCATTTCAAAATTGCTTAAAAGCATATAACACCGTATATAGTTTATATGCCTAGTTAATATTCGTTTTAATTCAAAGTGTAGTTTAATGGCACACAAACCATATACAACACGTTGTAAACAATTACATACCGTTGTATATTTGGTGCATTTTTACTGCTTCATTTCCATAACCATTAATTGCTAACTTATTTGCCAACTTAAATACTTCGGTATGCAACTGCTCGCTATCGCTTTCACAACTATGCGTATAATTAATAGCTTCTAATAGCTCTTTTGCAATGTCAGTTATGTCTTCTTGTCTAAAAAAAGAACAGTTATTCTCATTAAATCCGTGTTCTTCAAATATATTTATTATTTTTTGTAGTTCCATTTTTGTTAATTTTAATTATTATTCAACGCTACTAATCATACACTTTCAAGTTGTAAGTAATTACAAGCGTTCTATTATTTCATCTAATTGGTCAGTGTTGTGTAATTGGCAGTTATTATAAGCGAAATCCTTTAAATCTTCAACCGCTTGTAACTTCCCTTCGGTATTGCTAACAACGGGTAAAATTAATTCTTTAACTACCTTTATAAAAGCCTCCTTAGTCATTGCCATAACAACATCGCCATCTACCATAGTTGTTGGTTTAGTAATTCTTTTTCTTTTTTAAGTTCATTACTCATGTTTCTATATATAGTTCTGCTAGAACACTTTAAAGTTTCAGCTAACTTAACCATAGTTATAATTTCGTTTTCGTGGTTAATAAAAATCATAGCATCGTATATTTCACTGCTGGATATTTTAGATCTACCTACTAGCTTACCTACTATAGAGAGCTTTTGTCGCATATCAAGACCGCTATAATCCTTAAAGATTACTTTACGTAACTTATTAGGAGGAGGTGTTTCGAGATCCATTAAAGACACATCGTATATCATGCTTTGTAGTAGTTGCTCTGAAACTTTAAACGTAACAAATCCTGCTTTCTTATTACATATATACTTAGACATCGCTTCAAAGCCTTCTTGATCCATCTGAGGATTCAAGTACCATAATACATACAAATGCCATTTAAGACTCCTATATGTATTGATTTTAGCTTTAGAATTAAATAGTGTATAGCATTGACGTGTACCCGCTTCGTAGTAATTACCCCAATCAAATACTTCTGTTGGTTTGTCATCTACTGGATCACATCTATAGAATATCCTATGACGATCTAAATATGATGTATCTCTTGTATAATGCGACATTAGCCTCTTACTATTAAATAATTAACAAGCTATCGTCACACTTTCGTTTCGATGCTTCAGTTGTTTGTTTTGGCGGAATCATAATATTTATTGAAAATAAATAATTACCGGTCATTCAATCGTTTTTGCAGCACCTCTATCTGATCATTAATTTGAGGTACTAATTCATACTGCTCTGTTGCTATGTACTCCAATCGTTTAGCTCTAAGTACATTTAACTCCTCTTCTAAAGTTAAATATGCTTTAGGCTTTTTACCAGAATACTTATCCATTTGTATTTCGAAGTCAGCATCCCACTGTTGTTGCTTTTCAACTAACTTCTCCATTACTTTTGTTGAAACTACTTCTGCTAACTTTTCAATTTGTTTATCAGTCATTTTTTATATTTATTATATTATCTATTGCCGCTCGTAGCGGTTCCGTATTACTTTGCTCTTAATATTATGCTTTCGTTAGCATTTCTTACTGTGTGTTTTTCGTTTTCGTAATAATTCCAGTACGCATCTACACTACATTCAGTTTTATATTCGTCAGGCATACACTGTGGAGGTTGCGTAAACGCTTGGTTACTAATACGCTTAGGAAAAGTGTATAGCACATCACGACATTTACTTATTGTTAAATGCTGTTTGCCGTAACGTTTAGTATACTCTTCGCCTAGTGCTAACATATGTTCGTAAGCCCAGAAGTAATTTTCAGCAGAAGCTCGTACCCACACTGCGGACGGATGGTTTTTGTGTGTCGCTTTGTAAGGTACATCTGCTTCTTCTTCATCTAATATAATATGTGCAGTGCATAGTAATTGAGCTGTTTCAAGGATCATCTTTACTACATGCTTATTATATTGTACTTGTGCTGCTTTTTTAGGACAGTGAGATAGATAGAATATATTCATAGTTATCTTGTAAATTTAAAGTCGTTCTTAATATACTTGTTAAAGAATCTACCCTTAGATCTTGCTTCGATTAAACCATTAAAGACATGGTAAGGAACTCCCTCGTAAGTATAAACAGCTGATGGTAAATCAAGTGATAAGTTTTTAGATTCGTAGTTGTATTCTGCGCATTGTACAGCGCTTGAGTCAAATTCAAAATAGCCTTTGGTATTATTGTTCATAAGTTTATTGTTTATTATATTATCGTTACTTGTTCGTGTTTAGTTTGTAAATTATTACTCATAGAATTCGTCTATTGTTTTATGGTGATAGCCCATAGCTTTAACTATTTCTAACCATAGCTCATGAAGTTCTTCAAGTGTTAAGTCTGAACGATCTACTTGAGTAGATATTTCTTTATTATAGTAATTTAATGTTATTTTTAACGGTTCTTTGTGCATAATTTATTATTTTAGTGAAATATTAATCCTACTTTATTTGTTTTATTAAACCATCTAGTAGCCATTAGATCAGTAGATGAAGCATCGGTATAACCAGCAGAAACAAGATCGCTATGACTAGAAAATATTTTGGTGTGTCTATGTTGTCTCTCATCTATTAAATGTTTTTGCTTTCCTGAATCAGAAAATATTATATCATAATTACTTGGCAAAGATGTTTTTAACATCATATCAATCATATTGGTGTAACTGTAAAACCGCACGTTCGGATTGTGTATAGCAATCGCGATCCACTTGTTTAAATAAGCGTTAGAATAGTAATCGCCGCTGTCATGCACTCTTACGTAGTCAGGTTTCTTCTTACGTATTTCAGCATTCATAGCTTCGATAAAGTCATCAGTCTTTGATAACTGGTAACGATTTTCAAACGCTGGTTTTACATTACTCCAGATGTAGGCTCCTTTCTTAGCGTAACAGAATTTAACACAACTGTCAGCCATGGGGCACGTCAGCTTCCCGCTAGCAGATTTGTAGGCAGGAATACCGAAGTTAAAAACCCGAAGCCCTAATGCTTTAGATGTTTTTTTAAGTTTGGAATTTTGGGTTAGTAGATTCATAATTATTCTTCGTTATCTTTTTTTCGCATTCTCCAGTCAAGGTATATTGGACCTATAAAAGATGCAGAAAATATGGTTAATAGTACTAGGTTTGTAGTCGTTATCATACAAATATATTATCGATAAGTGATCGTGTTAGTTTTGTAACTACCAGCTAGATGGTCTTGTTCTACGTATAATAGCGGTATTAGTTTGAGTATCTATTAGTTTATCAGGAGATACAGAGGCTTGTTTACCGTCTTCATACTGTATTATGCATAGGTCATAGCCGTGATGTAATAAATCTACGGCTTGTCCTTCGAATCTATAGCTCATAATTAATCTAATAAAACCATATAGGCTTCAGTGTTGTTTTTACGAAACCACGTTAATGCTTTTTGAAACTCATTAACCTGCTTTTTTGTTACAGTTTTTGGCGCTACTTCGAATATATAGTTGCTACCCATTATATAATCGTAGATAGAGAGCTCGAGAGCGTTAAGTGTATAGCATTCGCCGCTAAAACTGTTAGTAACTTTTTCACCTTTATCATAGATCATACCTTGAAACCATTTAGGCACTTTTTGCTCGTTAGTTTTCATCTTCGTCGCTTATTATGTTAAACAAATTTTCTATACCATCAGATATTTCTTCAGATAATTGATCGGTATCATTAAATTCTATGCTACCTAAAGCTAGTGAATTGTTGTAGTCAATTTCGAAATCAACCTCATAGCTATCTACGTTACTAAGACTGCTTGCGTTTATTGATTGTTCTATTACATCTCTAATGTCATTAACAATATCTCTGGTAATTTTTACTTTGTTAACGGCTTCTAATTGGCCTTCAACGATTTTAAGATCGTCTTTAACTACTTTAGCGTTTAGTTCTAGCGAGTTTAGTGTAATTTCTAACTCGTTTACTTTGTCTTGTAATTCTGCTTTTGTCATATTATTGGGTTTTATTTGATTTTTCTATTAATTCGGCAATATACTGCCATACTTTTAATTCTGTTTTATTACCTTCAGCAACTAATACAAATTGCTCACGTGATATGTCACCACCGTAGAAGCCACACTCGAGGTCAACCACATCTCGACGGATCTGAAAGTTTAGCATTGAGATCTTAGCGAAAGCTTTGTCGCTAGCTCGGTTGTGTATAGCACTCATTAGTCTTTAACGAATAATTGTTCGCCGAATCGATACATAAACACTGAAACATAACAGTTATCAACGTCGCAGAAAGTCATAATAGACTCGACTTCGCCTATAGTAAGATCGCTATAGAACTTGTTATCGATTAAAAGTTTTGTAACTCGAGCTACTGAGTCGGCATATTCTGGGGCGTTACTATTAAGATTAACTAATAGTTTAGGCTGCAAGCGGTCATAAAGTGTTTTCATTATATTATATTTAGTTTATTACAATTATATTATCGAATATAGTTCGTGTTTATTTTGTAATTTTTGTTTGGTTTACTAAGTCATTACCTAACATTTCGTAAGTTTCACCGTCTTCTAATGAACACTCGTTTTTCACGAAATCCCATATTTCTCTGATGTACTGACCTTCACATCCCGGTTTGTTTTGTTTTTTGAAGTACTCTATAGTATCTTCATTCCAATAGTATTTCATATTATTTGAATTTTGCCGCGACTTCGTATATTTCTTGTCGATCGTCTTTATCTAGGTTGTTGATGTTCAAGCTAGCGTATTGTTTCAGTGCATAGTGTATAAATATGCAATCGCTTTCTGTTAATTCTATATTTCTCATATTATTTAGTTTTATAAGGTGTTGTTTTTAAGTATGCTGCTTCAAATTCTTGAGACTTTTTATAGTAAAAATCACCAAAGGTGTTTTCGCCATATAGTTGTTCGTACAAGGTTTTGAATCCAATGTATTGAACTTTTTTGTCGTTTATAAAGAAACCTAATTCTATTTCGCTAATGTCGTGACCATACTTTTTACCTATTCCAGGAACTTCTGATACCATACTGTATACTCTTGCTTCTATTTGAAACATACCCTCATCTTTAGTGAATTTAGTGAACACACTAAGATCCGTAATTTCATCTACTTTTTTAATTTTACTCATTTTACTTGATTTAATTTGTTAGTAACTAGTGAGGAATCGAACCTCATACTCGTCAGTAGTATTTGGTTTGTGGAGTCAAAGCCACAATTATTTTAAGATACCAAACCATACCTAGTTTCCGGCTCATTACGTGATCATTAATCGTATCTTTCGCCAATTGCTCTCATGCCATAACTCACCACCAATAATGCACCACACCGTATCTCCCCCCTGAGTTCCTAGTTATACTTGCACCTGGATTTTATAGTTCATACCTTGTTGAGCTTTGTTATTATTCAATTATATTATCGATACCGCTTCGTGTTAGTTCCGCAAGCATTATTGTCACCGCGCCGATCATAACTTCAGAGTGTATAGCACTGTATTCTTCGCCGTCTTGAGGAAAATCTTCCAATTGCCAATCAACACTATCTTCCATTAGTTCCAGCGTTACACTGGCAATACCCATTGCGATCTCGTCTAAAGCTACTGTTCTATCTGTTATTTCCATGTTGTCTTCCATTTACGTTTTAAATATATATACTTCATTATTGAGGGAATTCTTCTCGCTGAGCGATTGCGGTGTGAAATGTCCACATGCACTTGTTAATAAATGATAGAGTACTTACCGATGCTTTCTCTATAGAAAAAGTGTATAGCATAGAGTTATAGAATTCCGTTAGGCCCGGATCGCTTTTGCACCAGTCTTTCTTAAAGCCCTCATAGAAATCACCTTGCATAAAGTTCATACCTATTATTTTACGTTGCTTGTTATACTCTAAGTATATCCACCGATCGTCATCTTCACACCATACGTGTTCTACTTTGTCTATATCGTAATTCATTAGTTCTGACAGTTTTTGTTGTTAAAGTTCATTAAGTGTTGGATGCGATCAACGTGGTTCGGTATTAATTCTCGCTTGTAGTAATATCCGTGATTACTACTTTCTTTAAGTAATAACTTATTGATTTGGTACACCTGGGTTTTGTTGCTATAGCGATTAGGATTTTTAGTGCTCACTCTAACATAACCGTTAGTGTAGGTTATTCCGATTCTTCCGTCGTTTAATTCAAAATGTAGTGATCCGTTTTTAGTAATTTTAAATAGTTTCATAGGTATAGTATTTAGTTATTATTAATTTTTAGGTACGTAAGTTAAGCCTTTATAGTTAAACCACTCTGTAATTCCGTCTTGTTCGTCGTATTCATTCCAGATAAAAGCGAATCTTTGTGGTAGATCGCCGATCAAGTATGGTTTGAATACTTTACCGTTTAGACTTATTAGTTTTGATTTTAGAAATTTTACTTTGTTCATGATTAGTATTTTAGATTCATATATATTATCGATACCGCATCGTATTAGATTTGTAATTATTATTTGATCGGTTCGTTGTAGTGATTCCATAGATTAGTGTGTGAATGGTTTTTGCCTTTACCGCTTGCACCCTTCGACTCCATCTTCCAAGATTTATATTGTTTGTCGGTCATTTGACCACATTCTCCACCTTGTTTAACAACATTGTTGCGGTGTATAGCATTCGCCTTCTTCTGGTTTTCAACGTATTCGCACGCTTCTTTCATAGTCATCATAGTATTCTTTTTAGTTGTTCCTTAATTAACATTATATCTTCGTCGCTTACTAAAACTTCTTCATCGCCTGGTCGATCGTGTATAGTATCGTACATTGCATCATGAAAGTAGTTACCTACTATCTTATCTAAGCGATTAGCGATCTCTTTAATTTCTTCCCAGGTTAATTTGGTTGTGTTTATATTTCCCATGTTATATCGGTTGGATTATAGTCTCTATCTTCGTAGTCTAATACTGAATGCACTTCGCCTCGGTATTTACTTGCAAATTGTATAGCATCTTCGCGAGTATCGAAGTCGTAGTGATCTTCGCTATAGTCATCACCATCTTCACTGTGTGTTCTTAATTCTACTGAATATCTCATAATATTGGTTTTTAGTTATTAATTATTTATTCTTCATCTTCGTCAAATTCCGCCCACTCTAGGCAATCACCGCATCGATCGGAGTTCAGTAAACTTGGTTCCGCACCGCAACAATTACTCCACATCGGTAGATAGTATTTCACCTAAATGTCTCACATTCGAAGGTAGATTAGTACTTTGACTCCAGTAACCGCGTTTCAACCAATTAGGTAGGATATTTAGTTTAGGTAACATGACCTTTAATACCTCATCGTGATTGTATTTTATGGTTTGACCCTTGTTATTGGTGAAAGTGATTTCTTGATTTCGACCGTACCACGACTTCCGAACTACGAAGTTTTTACGTGTTATTGGTGGAAATACCGCTTTTAGTTGTTCCGGTGTTAACTCTTTTAGTAGTTGTTCTTGAGTTTTAATAGTTTGTTCAGTAGACATGATAATTTGGTTTTATAAGTTAATAATTAAATTCGTATTTTGTTAGTATTCATATATATTATCGAACGGTGTTCGTAACGGTTTTGTAAAGATCGAAGGTGTATATTTATTTTGTAGTATAAATAGTAGAGTAGTTGTAACTCACCTCTTAAGTGCTTAAAACACTCGATTTATTAGGTCAATTACGAACATTTCTTCAGTTTCGTCGTCTTCGAGTATACAATCGATCTCTACGAACTCTGTTATCGCTGCAATTGTTTGTTTTAGGGTTAAATAGTTTGATTCGAACTAAAAATGCGCTATTGTTTGGTCATTCCAGTAAATTGGCTTCTTCATATTCTTTGTTTTGATCTGTTATACTTAATTTGTTATTCATATATATTATCAATACCTCGTCGTGTAGGTTTTGTAAATGCTATACGCGGAAAAAACGGTAATTTTCAATAGAAAATACTAAGATTTAGCTAAATACCTAAAATGCTATACGCTGCCGCGTAGGGCGGAGTCTACTCTTCCGATTCTATTGCAAGATCAGGCCATTAAACCGCTACTTATTAGGTAACGGCTGGGTAATTAAGAGTGTGACATTAGCCTGTTATATATAATAGTAGTAGGCTATCGTCGCACTGCTAGGATGATGATCCGAACTCTTGGATGCATCGTGCAGTCATCTCTTGTTCGTCTGACCATCCTGAAGGATATTCCTCGATGTATGTGCATTGCACGTATTTGGATCCATCTGGTCTGGTAATTGTTTTGCTTGTGTACATATTATTGTTTTATTTGGTGGATAGCTTTAGCGATTAATTTAAGTTCATCAAAGATGGTTAGAAAGAAATTGTTGATAGTTTTCATGTTATAGTTATTTAGATTCGTATATATTATCAGTTGTTATTCGTAATGGTTTTGTAGGGGATCGAAAAGATCCTGTTAAGGAGGAGAGGTTATTTAGACCCCTCCGTTGCATCTGCAATGTCCGCTAGATGTCTAACATTAGTTGGCAGATTAGTTGACTGTGACCAGTATCCGCGCTTGATCCAGCAAGGCATTATGCTTAGTTTCGGCAACATCGCTTCAAGTATCGTATCGTGATTGTATGTTACGACTTGGTCTTTATTGTTCGTAAAGGTAATGATCTGGTTGCGTCCGAGCCATGATTTTCTGACTACAAAGTTCTTGCGATTGATTGGTGGGAAGATTAATGCTTTTTCTTCATTAGACATTTTTGCGATTGCATTGGTAATTAATTCTTGACTGTTCATAATTTACTGTTTTTATTTATTATTATTATTATTTGTTATTCACTTATATTATCAGGTTGCAGTCGTGATGGTTTTGCAACTATTTTTTAAAATGCAGGGGTTGAGGAGGAGAGGTTATGGAATTGGCGTAAAATCCATCAGATCGTTGTACTCTGCGATCAAAGCATCGTACTGAGGTGTCAGATGTTCGAACCCACCGTCTCGGATCAATATCTCAAGAGAGTCGATTATAGATTCAAGGCGCAATTCAGGGTGGGCAATCATTAGAGATTTTTTCATGGTCATTATTATTTAGATTCACTTATATTATCAGTAGCCGGTCGTAGTAGTCTTGTAAATGCTATACGCTTCGCTACGCTCCGCGATCATACATGAACAAGAGAGGTTATCGGTACAGCTTCCATTAGCTGCAGCATAGATCGTACGGCAACACCGCAGACCAGGACCAGAGTCATAGCGCCAACAGACCAGGACCAGGCACCAGCACGTAGCTACATACCACAGGATACCTCAACAATACACAGGAAAACGTATCAAAAGGTCAAAGCATATGATTAAACACCAAAAATAAACGGGGACTGGGTCAAAGCAAATGCGTTTCCTTATCGAACCGGGTCAGTAGAAATTAGTATATAACCCCCAAGCTCTAAGTATCTAATAAAAAATTTTTTTCAAAAAAAAATCTCTTTTGATCCCCAGTGCGACAATAGGTAGTTATATATTATAGTAAGAGGCTAACGTCGCATTTGATGGACCCGTAAGTACTGTCGTATATATGTAAGTATATAAGGTATGGGAAAACAAAAACTAACGGCTAAGGGAGCAGCTACGAAAAAAGCTAGAGATATTGCTTATGCAAAAGGAATAGCCTGGAACGGTAAACCCACATCTCAGCACAGAAGAACAGAAAAGAAAGCGGAGAACCAAAGGATAGGGCAGAATAGTACATCGGACATACATCATATTGATGGTAAAGTCGGTAACACTAGAAGAGTATCTATAAAAAAGAACAGAGACACGTTCGGAAGCGGGGATCGTCAAAAAACAAGAACAACGTAAAAAAATAAAACATGGCTATAATTTATTCATACCCCACGGCAGTACCAAAGTTAATAGACAAAATAATAATCACTCAATCATACGATGTTAATGCCGCAGCTCCTATAGAGGGTAATCCTACTAGAGCAGCATTGATATCTGATATTGGAGATTTATTAGGTGTAACAACAGGTACAGCTAATACCCTTCCAATGTTTTCCAGTGCCGGATTAGTAGACTCTCCCATATACACAGTACCCGGCTCCGAGGGGGTTACTATTGAAAATGAACTAGCCGTTCCGAAAATAAACTTTGGGTTCAACACTTATTACGGTAGAGATATGACTATCTCTGGAATTGCAGACGGAACTTTTGACGGAATACAGGTTACTAACGAACTTGTTATTGGGAAGTTAGCTAATACCACAGGTGATCTTGCTATGTATTTTAAATACGGAGATGAAAGAGTAGGGGGAATTTATTTAGATGACGATGCCTCTCAGCAAGGACTCTCTTTTTACGTGCAGGAATCTGCAACAAATGCAAACATAGTTAAAAAGATATCTCTAAGAGAGGGAACAACTATTGGTAGCGCATTAGCAACTACTCTTCCACCTGCCAACGGATTAGCTGTGCAGGGTGACGTAAAGGCATTAGGTAACGCTACTTTCGGAGAAGATGATTCACAAGAAGTTACCATGGAATCTACTTTAAATATACAAGGACCTGTAAAAGATAGTGGGAGTAATTTAGGGGGTGACCAGCAAGTTTTGGTTTCTAATGCAAGTGGCAATGTAGCTTGGGGAGCTCTTCCTACAGGTACGGTAAAAGGAACCGGTGCAGTAAACTTTGTTCCTAAATGGTCAGCTACCGATACACTACAAAATAGTATTATATTTGACGATGGGACTAATGTTGGTATTGGAACTTCAGGAACAAACCCTGCGGATAAACTGCATGTACAAGGTGCTGTAAGAGCGGTAGTTGCAGGTTCAAGCGGTGCTGCTTTTAATGCAACCAATGCCTTTGGTGTCACTTCGTCCATTCGTTTTGGTGATAACCACGCAGTGCTAGCATTAAAAAATAACTCAAACGTTGTAGCTGCAAGAATAAGTTCTAGTGGTTTTTCTTTTTTTAATGGTGGAAATGTAGGTATCGGAACAGAATCTCCTGCTTCACAACTTACGGTTAACGGGGGAGATATTGAGGTTGAGGATGAAAACAAAGGGTTAATATTACATTCGCCTAATAACACGCGTTATAGAATTACGGTTGCAAATGATGGAACACTATCTACAGCAGCGATATAAAAAGTAAAAACAATAATTAAAACATCGATATGGCAAATATATCAAGTTATCCAAAAGCCACACCTACAGTATCGGACTTGTTGGTAGGTACTTCTACATCATTGAATCAGACAAGAAACTTTTCAATTGCTGATGTAGCCACTTTTGGTTCAGGTACTGATAGTAACTCATTAATGCTTAATAATGTAAAGATGAGGTCTGAATGGTCTAACTCAATAGCGGGGCAATTTGTTATTAGCGCTTTATTTACTAATTTAAGATACCCTTTATTAAAAGTTAATTTTGAAAACCTTCAGTTAAACGTAGGGTCAACATATAAGCTAATAATAGAAAGATTTAAAAGACCTTCCTCAAGAAAAGTTGCTGGAGGAATTCTAGAATATAGAGATGCAGGATACAAAAGACAAAAACCGTTTGACTCTGGGGCTCCTTATAACGGTAGAGTTATAGAAATACCTATAACAGCTACTAGTGGGCAATTATTTGACTTTAAATTAGATTTATACTATCCATGCGCAGGAACCGTTGTATTTAATGACACTGTTTTTCCAAAAGTAGCTGGTACTAGATCAACATTTCCTATTTCTGAATCAAAGCAATATGTAGCTTTTAGAATATCACAAACAACAAATGGTGTTACTAAAACTTCTCCAGTGCTACAAGAGTTAACTATGCTAGGCACGTTAGATGGAGGGAATAGAAGAGTAACTTTTATACCAAGATAAAAAATATAGAGCCTTCCTTTGAGTCCTCCACGTGAGGGTTCTGTTGGGTCCTCCACGTGAGGGCCCTGTTGAGGGCTTATTTTTTAAAAGTAAACGTAAAATAAAACACAGCGCACTATTTACAGCAGCTTTATAAGAAGTAAAGTTTACTTAAATCACGTAATAATAAACTTAAGGAAGTTAAAATATAATAAATAATAAAATTTAATCAAATTAATTAAACATGTCAAACCAAATTGTAAAAAATCTCACCTTCGGTGAGAAGGCAAAGACCAATGTATTTAAAGGTATCGAAAAGCTTACAAAAGCTGTTAGTTCTACCTTAGGAGCCAGTGGAAAATGCGTATTACTAGAAAACGAATTAGGTAAACCTGTTATTACCAAAGATGGTGTAACGGTTGCAAATTCAATAACACTTAGAGATCCTATTGAAAATATGGGTGCAACGCTTCTAAAGGAAGCAGCTAGGCAAACTGTTAAAGAAGCTGGAGATGGAACCACAACAGCTACAGTCTTAGCTCACTCAATATTATTAGAAGCATACGCTGCTAAAAACAGTGGATCAAGGGAAATGAAGGAAGGTGTCGAATCGGCTACTAAAAAAGTAATTGAGTATCTAGAAAAGCTAGCGGTACCTGTTGAAGGAGATATGGTAAACCATGTTGCAACAATTTCTTCTAACAACGATAAAGAACTTGGTAATGTTATTGCTGAGGCTTTTAAACAAGTGGGTAAGAATGGAGTTGTTACTATGGAGGTTTCAAATGATAGCGAAACAAGTTACGAAGTAATAAATGGAGCTGCAATAGATAAACCTTTAAAGAACTTCCACTTTATCACAGACGAAAGTAAAAAAGAAGCTGTACTTGAAAATCCATTAGTATTACTAGTGGAAAACAAAATAGAAAACATACGTAAGATACAAAGTGTTTTAGAGTATGTTATAAAAAACAATGAGCCTTTATTAATTATTGGCGAAGCAGATGAGCAAGTAGTATCCGCTTTAGCTATGAATAAAAAGAAAGGTAATATCAAAGTCAATATTATTGACACTCCTGACTTTGGAATATACAGAAAAGAAAAGCTTCAGGATATAGCCCTCTTAACAGGTGCTACGGTCGTGAATGAAGACCTTGGTGATGACTTAGATATGATAGAGGTAGAAATGCTAGGAAAGTGTTTAAAGTCCATTACAAACGACCAGGAGACCATTATACAAGTAGGAGATACATCTATTAAAGTTCAAGAAGTTATCGATTCGATACAAGATGACATTAAAAAAGAAACTTTACCAGGTAAGCTTAATAGATTAGAAAAAAGATTAGGTTTATTATCTTGTAAAGTAGCTGTTATAAAAGTAGGTGCAAGCTCAGAGGTTGAGCTTAAAGAAAAGCAAGATAGAGTTGAAGATGCGATGTGTGCTACAAAAGCTGCTATTAAAGAAGGTATTGTACCAGGTGGTGGTATTGCTTTATTAAATGCTTCTACTTATGTTAAACCAAGCAACGATAATGAAAAAGTTTTACTAGAAGCTATTAAAGCGCCTTATTTAACTATACTAAAAAACGCTGGTTTAGAAGAAGTATATCCGAAAGGAAAAGGCAAAGGAATTAATGTAGTTACCGGTAAAGACGTTAATATGATTAAGTCTGGTATTATTGATCCTTTATTAGTTACTAAAAGCGCATTAAAGAACGCAGCATCAGTAGCTACAACTATATTGTCAACAGATTGTGTAATCAACAACTTAAGAGTAGAAGATGAAAGCAATAGGTAGAAACTTGATAATAAAGATCATTAAAGAAACAACTACTAAAACAAAAGGTGGTTTAATACTTAATGAAAAAAGTAGAGAAGATATAAGATATCGTAAAGCTACTATTGTATCCGTTGGAACAGATGTTGAAGGTGTAACGAAAGACGATACAATCTATTTTGACAGAAACGCTGGACACGGAATAGAAATAGACAACGAGAAACTACACGTTATAAAGAATCAAGATGTAGTAGTCGTATTATGAAACGATTAGAAGCAAGGGATATTAAAGATATGAACTTGCTAAAGCACTATCGTGTTATACGTAAATGGGCATGTAGGAATAACGGTTTAAACGATGCAGATCTTGAACTACTTATTTATTTCGATTGCATGGA